TATGTTTAGACAAAAGGCTCTTCGTAAAGGTCATCTTAAACCAATACATGCAGAAACAGGTAAAATGATTGGAATGAATGTTCCTGGCGGAACACAAAATTATGTTCAAAAAGGTGGTGGTTTTTATGACCCTTATACGGGAAGATTAGTAGGCGGATTACCAGCTAAAATAAATACACCTAAAGGCCCTGGTTTTTTTTCAAAACTAGGTTCTGATGTAAGTGCAGTATCAAGAAATCTTAAAGACCCAAGATTTTTAATAAGTGCCCCTTTTGGTATGGGCGGTGGGACTACTAGAACTGTGGGAGCAATTGGATTGTATCCTTTAATTGGTGAAGCAACTAGAAAATTAGGAATGACAGGTGTTGGAAAAGATGTTGCAGATTTAGGTATATCTGCAGCGTTATCAAAAAATCCATATGCTACTGGTCTAGGATTATTATATGGTGGTTACAGAGCATCACGTCCTTTTGTAGGAAGAATGGTAGATTTAGTTAAAGAAAGACCACTAGGTACAACTGCATCTAATGCAAGTTTTATGCCTGGTGTTGAAGGTATGTTAGGAGAACCGATTAAACAAATATCATTTGAAGAAATGGTTAAAAATAATCCTAAAGGAAGACCTATAAATAAACCAGGTGAAAGAAATAAAATAGCATCAGGAAGAGGTGCGGGAGATCCTACAACTGCTGTTGGATATAATCAATTTGATACAGCTGTTGCAGGAACTACAGATAAATTAACTGAATCTGACAATATGGCTGAGTTACCTGGAGATCCTAAAGTTGATATAACTAAAGTAGTAAATAACATCGCACCAGTGCCACCGGAAACAGGTATTACTGCAGATGCTCCACCACCTAAGAAAAATACTGAACTTGCAAAACTAGAAACAAAAGAAACTGAACAAAAACCAGGTGGAACACAAAAAGCTGCTGACATTGCAATATCAGCAAATGAAAATTTAAATCAACCATCTAAAGTAACTTCGGCAGATGGTGAACAAGTTACAGATGAATTAATTGCAAGAGCAAGAAAAATAAGAGCAGAGTTAATGCAAGGTCAATCATCACAAGCTAAACTTGTATTCTTAGCTAATCTAGCTTCTGGTTTAATGTCTGGTACTACAAATAAAGGTGGTATTGGTGGAGCTATGGAAGTATTTGGCAGAGCTTTAGGCCCAGCTGTAAATAACTATGCAATGATGAAACTTAAAGAAAATGAATTATCAAATGAATTTATGCAAAGTGCATTAGAAATTGCTTCTGATGAAATGGATAGAAAAAACCAAGCTTATGAATATCCTGAAGGAGATCCAGGTGTTGTACAATATTTTGATGAAAACGGAAGAACAGTTAACATGACAGCAATTAGATTAAAAGATGGTACAGTACAAGTAGCTATTCCAGGAATGACTGATCAATATGGAAGATATGTGTACAGAACAATGCCACCAGGAACATATAATAGATTTGCAACAAATGATGTTTTAGCTAAACCACAAATAGACCTATTAAAAGAACTAGAAGGTAAGTACAGAGCTTATGCGTTAGGACAAAAATCAATTAACATTCTTGAAGAGTTTCAACTAACAGGTAAGACTGGAGCAGGGCCAGTTGGAAAATTCAATTTATTTAGTCAAAGATTAGGAAGTGCGTTTGAAGATATTACAGGTAGAAAAATGTATGACTCTGCAGAAGCAGCTAATGAAAGATTACAGTTTGAAAGAGATAAATTAATTAATGACTTAATGATTGGAGAAAGTCTATCAAGAAAACAAGCTGAGAAAAAAGTAGATACTATACTTGGAGATTCAGTTATTAAAGAAAAAATTATGGCAGCTATCCAACAACGTACTGGTGAAGACGATAAACAAAAACTTTCTCAGTTAGCTATTAATGAAACGGTGATGGTTTACGCGTTAGCGAACTCATTAAAATCAAAAGACCGTTTAACAGAAAAAGATATTAAGATGGCTAAAGAACTTGTAAACATCTTTCCAGTATTAAGAGGTCAAAGAGATGTAATTAGAGATTTAACATCAGTTAACAATACAATTTTAGGAGATATAGAATCTTTAGAACGTCAATACAGAGATGGATTACTTGGAGAAACTGCAACACTAGATAATTTCAAAAGAAAATATGGAATTACTTCAGGCACAGGTGAACAATCAGAAGAATTAACAAATCCATATACTGATGAATCAACTAAAGAATTATTAAAGAGGTGGTAAATGGCTACAACATTAAAAGCATTACAAAAAGGTTTAGATGAAAGAACTCTAGATCCATCTAGACTATCAAAAGAACAAAGACAAATTATAGATGCCTTAATTGAAAGAGGTGATCTTAAAGGCCCTAAAATGGGTGAACTACAATCACAAAGAGATTTTGCTGCTAGAGATGTAGCTCGAGAACAATCATACCTTAAAGATCCAATTGCGGCAGCTTTGGCAGCAGAAGATAATCCTTACTTTATAAAAGGCAGACCAACTGCAGAATTAGCAGGAGACCTATCAGGTTCAATTGCACCTTATTTATTAATGAGAAAAAAAATATTTGGTGCAGCTAAATCAGGAAACTTATGGCAAAAAGGCCCTGGTTTTTTTAAGAAAGCTGCAGATGGATTAGCAGATAAGATGCCTGGTAGATTAAAATTATTTGGTGGTGCTCTTAAATTACTTGCAAGAGTAGCAGATGCTCCAGCTAAAGTAGTTAAAAGTCCTTTAGGTAAAGCTGAAATATATTCAGTATTAGGAGGAACTGCAGGAGCAGGAGCAGGTTCTATTACTTATGATGTGTTAAATGAACAAGCAGGAACTTTAATTGCAAGTACAATTACAGATGAGTTTGCAGACATACCTCAACAAAAAATAGATAACGATATTTTATTAAATGCTGCAGATGCAACTAAAACCGCTTTGATGTGGAATGCAGGAGCTGCTGCACTTACACCATTTATTACAGGCCCAATAGGTAAATTAGGTTCTAAATTATTTGGTACAAAAGGTGCTAAAGCAAAAGAGTTAGCACAATATGCAAGAGACAAAGGATTACCTTTACCACTTAACACTGCGATTGAAGATGGAGTTTTATCTGGTGTAGGTAGAGATTATTTTAAAACAGTTGGTGTATTTCCATTTATATCTGGTATTGGAAGAGAAGCTTTACAAGGTGCTGAACAATCTGCAGGTAAACAATATTTAAATTCATTAGCACAATATGCACCTATTATGAAAACATCAGCATTATCTTCTTCTATTTATAACCAAGCAGCTAAAGTATTTGCTGATAGAGATGCATTAATTGGAATTAAGTATAAAGCATTTGATACATTAGCTGAAACAGTTGGTAATCCTAAAGTTATTCCAATGGAACATTTAAAAAGAGTAGCAAAAGAATTTACAGATCAAAATAAACAAATGTTTCCTTCTATGGATAGATGGGTAAACGAAGGTGCTAATCCACAAAAAATAAATGAAGTTTTAAAAATGCAAGGTGATCCACTTAATCTTTTTATGGAAGCAGTAAGAATGATGGGTGATGAAATGATTACTCCTAAACAATACGCTGGTTTAATGGTAATGATGAATCGAGCTATTACAAATACACAGTATCAAAATATAAGAGCATCTGTATTTGGTATAAGAGAAGCTATGGAAAATGATTTAAATGCATTTGGTGAAAAATTAACAAAAGATACTTTTTTAAAAGATGAAGGTATTAAAACTGCATATGAAGAAATGGCTAAAGGCCAAGGTAAAGAATTTGCAGAAGCATTTTTAAATAAAAACTTAAAAGATGCTGAACAACTTTATGCTAAATTATATGATGCTAATGCAACATTCTCTGCATCTATGGGCTTTTTAAAGAAAGCAGGTGGTCTTGTAGGTAAAATGAGAGGCTTTGATCAAAATTTATTTACATCACAAGGTGTAAATGGAATTTATGGAATGCAAAGATTTCCTAGAGATAAAATGTTTCAAACTATGGAAAGAGATGTATTTGCATCTAACTCACCTGAAGCCATTGAGCAATTCAAAGTTATTATTGGAGCTGCAGGGCCTAAAGCATCAGACAATGGAAAAAGATTATTTGAAGCTGCTAAGGCAAGATATATGTTTAATGCTTTCTTAAGCTCATTTGATTCAGCAGGAAGTCCAGCTGCACAATCAATCTTTAAAGATGTTATTGGTGAATCAGTTGGTGTTAAAGCAGGAACTGAATATGCACAAGATGCTATGAGAGCAATAGGTTCAGAAACTATGGAAGCAAGAAGAGCTTTTAACATAGAAGATGTAAAATTAAACAATGGTATTTATGATTTAAGTCAAATTAGATTTAGTCCAAAAGACTTTGCTGATTTTAATATAAACAAATTCATGAACAAGTTAGGCGTAGGAGAAGCTACAGCAGACTTAGGTAGAGCTAAAATGGCTAGTTTACTAGGTAAAAATGGTTCTGAAGATTTCTTCAAATTCGCTAACTATATGAAAGCAGTTTCGGATGTACCTTTATCCGATACATCTACCTTCTTACAGAGAAGAATGACACTCGGGTCATTTGGATCTGTAGCTGGTGGTATGTTTGTAGGTGCAGGTATGTTTGCAGTAAATCCTTTTGCTCCTGCAATATTTTTATTATTAGCTAGACGTGCTGGTAAAATGTTAACAGACCCTACTGCATTAAGATATATGAATGATGCATTAGGTGTAGATGAAGTAGTACAAGGTCTTAAAGGAAAAGGTATAGGAGTAGATGGTAAATTTAAAATAAGAAGTATTAATCCTAAACTTACAGCTGCAGGTTTAACTCAGAAAAGAGAAGCTTTTGCTAGACTTGCAAACTATATGGCTGATGAAGATAAAGATTTACCAAGAGTAAATCCTAAAGATGTAGATCCTAGAGCTATTCAAGAAAAGTTACTAAATATGACATTCAATATTGAGCAACCTAGATACGATGATAAAACAATACCAAAAGAAACACTTGAAGCTATGTTTGCTCAAGATTTTACAAAAAGTTCTGGTAATGTAAATACAGATAATCAAATGGTAGATTACATTAGATCAACTATGGTCAATCAAGAAGCTGTTGAAATTGATGAATCTGCTAGAGATGAAGAGGCTGATCAAGCAGGTATAACTGATGACATGGAATTACAAGATGTTGGACAAGCTGTTAATGCTAATCAAGCTCAACCCTTTGTTGCACCAGCTCCTGGACAAGTAACACCGCAACAAGTATCAGCATTATTTCCAAACGACCCTACAGCTGAACTTATAGCAGCAAGGAGAAGACGTGGCTAGAAAATCAGCATTACAAAAAATAGAATCACATGAAAAGCTTTGTCGAATCATGCAAAAGCAAACTTTCCAAAAAATTGAAAAAATGGAATCAAGAATTTTACGTATGGAAAAGATGATAGTTGGTGGTATGTTTGCGATTCTTTTAGCTGTACTTTCTAACCATATGTAGTATTAATGACTAATGGAACTAGTCAAAAAATATCCTTACAAACATTATAATAGATTTTCAGATACAACCGGGCGTAAATATTTAGTTGGTGAAACTAAAGTACCTTCAGTAACTACAATTTTAGGTGCTACAAAAGATCAAAAGTTTTTAGAAAATTGGAGAAGACGTGTAGGAGATAAAGAAGCAGATCGTATAATGAAACAAGCTAGTACCATTGGAACTGAAATGCACCAAGTATTAGAATATGCATTAACAGGACGAGGTTATTATAATGATAACTCTGAAGGAACAAAACCAAGAATGATGGCTAAAACTATTTTAGATAACATTAAGTTATCTGAGATATGGGGCAATGAAGTTAGTTTAGAATATAAAAATATGTTTGCAGGCACATGCGATTTAGTTGCTATGGCTTATGATAAACCATCTATAGTAGACTGGAAACAAGCCAACAAATTTAAAAAAGAAGAATGGGTAGAAGATTATAAATTACAACTAGGTGCTTATTATCTAGCACACACATTAAATTATGGCCCTATAGAACAAGGAGTCATATCCATCTGCACAAGAAATTTACAATACCAAGAATTTAAATTAACTGAAGCCGACCTTAAAGAGTACGGTGAAAAATTCTTAAAACGTTTAGATACTTTTACTGAGTTGCAAAATAAGCAATAGTCAATAAAGCTACTTCTATTAAAATTATACTTTCAATCATATTAACCAACTTTTTAATTCTTCTTCTCCTAATGTTTTTGCAGCAACTCTGCCTTTATTTGTTAAAGATTTCATGATAGCCTCATCTAATGTACCACGTGCTACAATATCAATATAAACAACAGTCCCTTCTTGGCCCATTCTATGAGCACGGTCTTCTGATTGCATACGCACTTCTAAATTATAATTATTAGATTTTATACCTGC